GTTCAACAGCCGCCGGATCAATCAGCGGGTGATGGAAAAGATTAATGCGGATCTGCCTGTCGAGGTCGATCGCGCACTTCGCCTGCTGCTGTCGAGCGCTTAATAGTGCGCGGGTCCTCCCCAGCCCTCCCCAACACGGGTACGAAACGGCGCGGGCGGGGGCTAGATGCGAGATTTTGCTAAGGGGGTTATGTGGTTGATCTTTCAGCGCTAGTCACTCAAAAGCGGTTCGGTGAAATCGTCGGCATCAGTCAGCCGGCGGTTTCCGATCTGCTGACGCGTGGCGTGCTGACTGATGGCGCGACGCTCGGGGATTGGTTGCTCGACTACTGCAGGAATCTGCGCGAGCAGGCGGCAGGTCGTGCGGCGACTGGCGATCTTGACCTGGCGACTGAGCGCGCCCGTCTGGCGCGTGAGCAGGCGGACAAGATCGCGATGCAGAACGCCTGCTCACGCCGCGAGTTGACGCCGACCGTTGTGCTTGAGCAGGTGCTTGCCGGCGCCGCCGCGAAGATCGCCGGCATCCTCGACTCGATTCCAGGTATGGTACGCCGGCGCGTCCCTCAACTAACGGCCGGCGACATCGACATGATTGCCGCGGAGGTCGCGAAGGCGCGCAATACCGTAGCGTCGATGTCGTTGGCCGATCTTGTCGATGGCAGCCAGGATGAATCAGTCGCGGCGCCCGCGCCTGAAATGGAGGACGTCGCCTGATGGGCGCCGTCGATCTTGGCCTGATAGACGCCTTGCGGCGCGGGCTCTCCGCCTTCTGCGTACCGGAGCCGGTGACGCTGGAAGAATGGGCGCGCGAACACTTCTACCTGTCGGCCGAGTCCAGCTACGTCGAGCAGCGCTGGTCGCCCTGGTGGTTCCAGTGCGCCATCATGGCTTGCGTATCGAACGACGACATCAGTGAGGTCATCTGGCGCAAGCCTGCGCGCGTTGGCGCCACCAAGATCATCCTGGCGTCCATCCTCTACAACGCACAGCACAAGCGCCGCAATCAAGCGCTCTGGCAGCCGACAGACGACGACCGCGACGAGTTCGTCAAGACCGAACTGGAGCCCGCGCTGCGCGACGTGCCGGTGATGCAGTCCGTCTTTCCGGCCTTTCTGCGTCGCGACAAGGACAACACCCTGCAGGCCAAGAAGTTCCTTGGCTCGATCCTGCATCTCAAGGGCGGCAAGGCCGCGAAGAACTACCGCCGCATCAGCATCGATACCGGCTACCTCGACGAGTACGACGCCTTCGACAGCAACATCGAAAAGGAAGGCGACCCCGGCACGCTCGCCGCCAAGCGCGTCGAGGGCGCCACTTTCGGCAAGATGGTGTTTGCCAGCACGCCGAAGCTCAAGGGTTTCAGCAACATCGAGAAACGCGAGCGCGAAGCAGAAATGCACGTCACGCCGATGATTCCCTGCCCGGAATGCGGCGAATTCCACGCGCTCACCTGGGGCGGAAAGAACGAACCGAACGGCTTCAAGTGGCAGAACGATGACCCGAAGACCGTGCGCCACCTCTGCCCGCACTGCGGCGCGCTCATCGACCAGGCGCAATATCTCGCCGTCGCCAATCCTGAGAACTGCCACTACCAGGCTGAAGATGGGACCACGCTAGACCGCCGAGGCGTTTTCCGCAATGCCGCTGGCGAGATCATGCGCCCGCCCGCCAGCGTCGCCTTTGTGGGGGTCTGGAGCGCCTACAGCCCGAACGTCTCATGGGAATCCATCGTCCGCGACTTCATCGCCGCCCAGCGCGAAGCCGGTGAAGGGAAGAAAGAAAAGCTGCAAGCCTTCGTCAATACCACGCTTGGCGAATACTGGGCCGAAGAATACGAAAAGACCGACGAGAACGAACTGCGCGCCCGCGCCGAGCCCTACCCGCTCGGACGTGTGCCAATGGGCTGCCTGCTATTGTTGGCCAGCATCGACACACAGCCAAACCGACTAGAGATCTCGGTATGGGGCTACGGTCGCGGCTGCGAAAGCTGGATCATCGACCACCGCGTCATTTTCGGCAACCCGGATGAAGATGAAGTGTGGGCCGAGGTCGAGGAATACCTGTTCGAGACCGACTTCCCGCACGCCAGCGGACAGCGCCTGCGCATTGCCGGTGCCGCGATCGACACCGGTGGCCACAACACCCACGCCGTCTATGCCTGGTCCGCGAAACATCAGCGGCGCAAGGTGTTCGCCATCAAAGGCCGAAGCGGTCGCGAGAAAGCGATCCGTGACGGCGCCAGCAAGGTCGACATCGACTGGCGCGGCCGGCTGCGCAAGAACGGCCTGTTGCTCTGGTGGGTTGGCACCAATCACGCCAAGGATCTGCTGCATGGACGCCTGCAGATCAGCAAGCCCGGACCTGGCTACGTGCATTTCAGTGCCGAATTGTCGGATGAATGGTTCAAGCAATTCACTGGCGAGGCGCGCACCACGCGCCGCACGATGCGTGGCGAGGAATCCGTCTGGACGCCGACGCGCAAGCGCATTGAGGCCTGGGACTGCGGCGTCTACGCCGTGTGGCTCGAAGCAACGTTTGAACTGGCGAAGAAGTCCGCGAAGTGGTGGGGCGATCTTGAGGCCAAGGTTCAGCCAGCAGTTGCGGATCTGTTCGAATCACCACGTCAAGTCGATGACGCCACGGCGCCCTCGCAACCTCATCAGCCCGACCCCCTCGCCGCAGCCGTCGTCGCTGTCGCCACACGCCGGCGGGCGGCCGGCCGAAGCAACTTTGTGAAAGGATGGAAATGAGCACCTGGTTCTCCGAATACCGCGTCCGCACCCTGGCTGAGCATATTGCCCCGAGAATCCTTCCGAAGGTCGAGGCGGCGATGGGGAATGTCTTCAGGGAGCATCTGCCCGGCATGCTGATGGAAGCGATCCGCGCCGAGATCGGTACCGAGCATGCGCCAAAGGGCAGCGCCGCGGCGCGCCGAGACCGCGACGCCCTGATTCGGGCGCGCTACAACGGCCGCAATGCGGTCGAGCTCTCCGCGCAGTTCGGTCTCTCGGCAAAACAGGTCACGCGCATCGGGCGCGGCGTCAAGTAGAGACATCTTCGCCCTGAAAATGTCCGGCTGACCTCGGCACAGTGACAGCATGTCTGTCACCGTGCCCACCACCGAACCGGAGTCCGTTGTCGCCGGGGACACCTGGACCTGGAAGCGTTTGCTCGCCGATTACCCGGCCGGTACCTACACGCTCAAATACCGTCTGATCAACGCGGTCGGAAAGATCGACATTACTGCCGGAGCATCGGGCACCGATCACCTTGTGACGGTGACGGCAGCAACAACTGCCGCGTACCCCCCGGGCGATTACACCTGGACCGCATGGGTCGAAAAGACCGGCGAGCGCTACACCATCGGTAGTGGCACCGTCATCGTAAAGCCAAATATTGCCGGTCTGGCGGCATTCGACGCGCGCACCGACGCGGCGATCATCCTCGACCAGCTGATGGCGGCCTACACCAGTTACACCGCCAGCAACGGCCACGTTGCCGAATACGAGATCGCCGGCCGGCGCATGAAGTACCGCAGTGTCGCCGAAATCCTCGAACAGATCAACGTCTGGGAAGCGCGTGTCGCCGCCGAGAAGCGCGCCGAGCGCATCGCCGCCGGGCTGGGTGGCGGTAACAAGCTCCTCGTGAGGTTCTGATGGGCATTCTCGACCGCATCCTGGGGCGCAAGGCGGTAGAGCCGGCGCCCGCCATGAGCAAACGCGCCGCCGCCATCATCAACGCCACCCGCAACTACGAATCCGCCCTGGCGGACAGGCTCACGGCGAGCTGGCGCGCGGGCGGTATGACGGCCAATGACGAGATCAAGGACGGGTTGGAAACCACGCGCAACCGCGCTCGCGACCTGGCCAAGAACAACGAATTCGCCCGCAAGTACCTGTCGCTTGTGGTTGCCAACGTCGTCGGCCCGTCCGGCTTCGCCCTGCAATGCCAGGCCAGCGAACAGGGCAAGCCCGACACCGCCGCCCGGCAACTGATCGAGAAGGCCAACGCGCAATGGGCGCGGCGCGGCGTGTGCGAAATCAGCGGTCGCCATTCCTTCGTCGACGTGCAGCGTGCCGTGGTCGAAACCTGGGCGCGCGATGGCGAGGCGCTGCTCCTGCAGCTGACCGGCAAGGAAGCCGGCAACGCCCACGGATACGCCCTGCGCCTGCTGGAAGTCGAGCGCCTTCCCGTCACCTACAGCAAGGACCTCGCCGCCGGCAAGAAGGCCGTGATGGGCGTCGAGGTCGACGACCTGAATCGCGCCGTGGCCTACTGGCTCAACCTCGGCCAGCTGGGAGGCAGCAGCTATGCCACTCAGGCCACGCTGACGCGCGTGCCGGCTGAGCGCGTGATCCATGTATTTAAGCCCTACCGGCCCGAGCAGGTGCGCGGCTTCCCCTCCATGCACGCCGTGATTCGCGGCTTGAAGATGCTCGACGGCTACGAGGAAGCCGCCATCGTCGCCGCCAGAACGGGCGCGGCGAAGATGGGATTCTTCACCAGTGCCAACGGAGACGCCGGACCGCTGGCCGACGACAAGGACGACGAAGGCAACTTCATCACCGATGCCGACCCCGGCAGCTTCAACGTCCTGCCGCAGGGCTACGACTTCAAAGCCTTTGACCCGGACTACCCGCACCAAGCCTATGCCGATTTCGTCAAGGCGCGCCTGCGCAGCATCGCCTCGGGCCTCGGCATCACCTATCACGGCCTGGCGAACGACCTTGAAGGCGTGAATTTCAGCAGTATCCGCAGCGGCACGCTGGAAGAGCGCGATTCCTGGATGGTGCTGCAAAGCTGGTTCGTCGAAGCTTTCATGCGGCCGGTGTTCGCCAACTGGCTGCACTGGTCGCTGACCATGGGCGCCATTACCTACCCGAACGGCTCCGCGCTGCCCATCGCCAAGTTCGACAAGTTCGCAGAACACGCCTGGCTGGGCCGTCGCTGGGGGTGGGTCGATCCGCTCAAGGACATCGAAGCCAGCCGCCTCGCCATCAAGACCGGCATCGCCAGCCCGCAGATGGTCGCGGCGCAGGCCGGCGTGGATGTCGAGGACGTGATCGCCGCCATCGCCGACTTCGAGAAGATCGTCGCCGCTAGTGGCGTGACGCTGGTGGACTTCGACAAGACCGCGCCGCCAGCGCCGACAGTTGGACAAGTTCCCCCTGAAAATGTCCCGGCGGACTAGGCAAAGTGCAACCCATCGAAAAAGGACGGGACGCCATGACCGCCACCACCCAAGCCACCCAGGCCCGCAAGATCAAGACCGGCACCCTTCACCGCAGCGCGACCTTCGAGCGCGCCGCGGTCGATGAGGAATCGCGCACGGTCGAGCTGGCCTTCTCCAGCGAGGAACCGTATGGCCGCTGGTTCGGCACCGAAATCCTCGACCACGACAAGAAATCCATCCGCCTCGGGCGCCTGAAGAACGGCGGCCCGCTGCTGCTCGACCACGATACCCGCAGCCATGTGGGGGTGATTGAAAGCGTTGACATCGGCCCGGATCGCGTAGGCCGCGCCGTGGTGCGCTTCGGGAGGAGCGCCGCTGCCGAGGAAGCCTTCAACGACGTGAAAGACGGCATCCGCAAGCATGTCAGTGTCGGCTACCGGGTGCACAAGATGCGCCTGGAAGAAGAAGGTGCCGACGGCGCGGAGAGTACTTACCGCGTCACCGATTGGGAGCCGCTGGAAGTCTCCATCGTCGCCGTGCCCGCCGATGCCACCGTCGGCATCGGCCGCAGTGACGACAGCTCAGATCACGAAACCGAAATCGAGGGTGAGGCCATCCCGGCGCAGCCCGAAGCCGCAGCCCTTGAAACCACACAGGAGAAATCCACCATGCCTCACGCAGCCACCGACACCGCCGTCCTCGAAGCCCAATTCCGCGCCGACGTGCAAAAGACCGAACGCGCCCGCGTTGATGCCATCATCGCCCTCGGCGAAGCCCATGCCAAACGCGGCATGGACAAGCTGGCCGTCGAATACGTCCGCAACGGCAAGAGCCTCGAAGAATTCCGCAGCGCGATGCTCGACAGGCTCGCCGCTGATACGGCCGAGACCGACACCATCAACCTCAACCAGCGCGAAGCCAAGGAATATTCATACGTCCGCGCAATCGCCGCCGCACTGGGCCGCGCTGAAGGCCAGAACGTCTCCGGCTTCGAAGTCGAGATCAGCCAGGACATCGAGCGCAACATGCCGGCGAACTACAAGCGCAATGGCGGCATCTTCGTTCCGCTGTCCTTGCAGCGCACGGCGATTTCCGAAGCGCTCTACAACACCAGCGGCAAGGGCGCCTCCACCGTCTTCACCCAGCCTGGCGAGTTCATTGACATGTTGCGCAATGCCTCCGTGGCCGTCGGCCTGGGCGCCCGCGTCATGTCCGGCCTTACCGGCCCGGTCAGCTTCCCGTCGCAGACGGCCGCCGCCACCGCCTACTGGATGCCGGAAAACGACGGCACCGACGTGACCGCCAGCAACGCCACCCTGTCAAGCGTTAGCCTCACGCCCAAGACCCTGCAGGCCACCACCGCCTTCTCGCGTCAGTTGATGGCGCAGGCCAGCATGGACGTGGAAGCCTTCATCCGCAACGACCTGGCCGCCGTGCATGCCCTGGCCTGGGACGTGGCGGTGATGCACGGCACCGGCAGCAACAACCAGCCCACCGGCATCTACACGGCCTCGAACGTCAATGCTGTGGCGATGGGCGGCGTGCCCACCTTCGGCAAGCTGGTCGACATGGTGACCGAAGTTCTCAAGGACAACGCCCTGGCCGGCTCGCTGGCCTTCGCCACCACGCCCGGCATGGCCGGCAAGCTGGCGCAGACCGTCGTGGCAGCATCGACCGACACCCGCATGATCTGGGGTGGCCCGCTGGATAACGGCAACCTCGCCGGCTACAAGGCCATCGCGTCGAACCAGGTGTCTGCGGTCCTCGGCGGCGGCTCTGAGCATGGCCTGATCTTCGGCAACTGGGCCGACGCCATGATCGGCATGTGGGGCGCGCTGGAGCTGGTCGTCGATCCGTATGCCAAGAAGAAGCAGGGCATGATCGAGGTCACCTCCTTCCAGCTCTGCGACGTGGCTCTGCGCCATGTCGGCAGCTTCTGTAAGGCCACCGGCGCGACCATCGCCTGATGACCATGCGCGTCCGCTTCCTGCGCGGCACAGCCCTGGGCGGCATCGGCAACGATGCCGCGCCCGGCGACGAGATCGACCTGCCAGACACGCAGGCCGCACAACTCGTTGCCCTGGGTCGCGCGGTCGCCATTGCTGCGGTTGCCCCCGCTGCGGCGCCTGTCGCCGCCGTTGAGAGCCCCGCGCCGCAACCAAAGACTCGAAAGGCCAAGTAAATGGACATCATCGGCGATTCCACCCTCACTACGCTGCAAGCGGCCGCCGCCATCAGTGCCGACGGCAACACCGCTGGCGTCGATTGCCGCAACCTGATCGGCCAGGGCGCGGTGATCCTCACCGCGCTCAACACCGCTGGCACGAACCCAACACTCGCCGTCAAGCTGCAAGGCACGCAGGACGCCGACGTGGTGACCAGCGTCACGCCCGGCGCAAATACCGGCAACGGCACCTGTACGCAGGTCTATGGCGGCCCGGACGCCGTGGCGGAAAACATCACCCTGACGTTCTCCAACGCCACCACCGCCGCCGTCGTCGGCTCTGTCTCCGGCGCCCTGGGCAACGCCACCGTCGGCACGCTGTTTTCCAATGCCAACGTCGAATTCCTGCTCACCGCCGGCAGCGCGGCGTGGATCAACGGCGACACCATCGTCATTGTCACAACGGCGCGCACCTATGCCGACGTGGCCGGTGGCGCCTTCACCGGCCTGACGACCGGCGCCAGCATCCAGAAGAAGGCCATCAACTTCGACCAGTTGCCGCGCTACCTGCGCGTCAATTACGACATCGGCGGCACTGTCAGCCCGGCCTACACCGTTGCCGTCGCCGCCCAG